CCTCCATCGCAGCAAGGCCCGCCGGGCTTCCATGCCAGCCTGATCCGGGTTGTTGATGTTGGCCCCGTCATCGAAGAACAAGGTCAGCGCTTCCGGCAGATGCAGGAACTTGGTCTGGTGCGCCACCAGCCGCAGCGCAAACTCGTAATCCCCGGCAAGCTGGAAGCTCTCGTCGAAATCGCCCAGAACAGCGTGTAGTTCGCGCCGCCACATCGGGTTCGGGCCACCGTAATACATCTGCGTGAGCAGCCGCGGATCGAAGTCCGGCCAGACCAGCTTGCCGTGATACGGCGGCTTGCTGCTGACCGTGTACGGCTGATCCCACCGGGCATTCGCGGTGCTGGTCACAATGGCGTCGCCGTACACCAGCGATACGCCGCTATTGGCGTCCAGCGCTGCCGCCATGACCTCCAGCGCGTCGGGCCGCAGCCGGTCATCGGCATTGGCGTTGGTGACATATGCGCCTTTAGCAATGGCAATGCCCCGATTCCACGAGGCGTAGATCGGTTCCCGCAGCGAACGGATGTAGGTGATGCAGCCGAGGTATTCGCGCGCAATGTAATCGTCGCCCTGCTTGCTGCCAGCATTGACAACCACGATCTCCAGCTCGCCCCGTGCATAGAGGGTCTGGCGCAGCAAATCCTCGATGCGCCCCCGCAGGAAGCGCTCGGCGTTATAGGTGCTGACAATGGCGCTGACTCGGATCACTTCAACCACTCCAATACCTGCTGTGCGCGGTGCTGATAGGTGTGCCGTTCCTGGGCCAACTTCGCGCCCGCGACACCAATCGAGCTGCTCTTGAAATACCAGTCCTTCATGCCTGCCTCGATCAGCTTGATCAGCTCATCGACATCCGTATAGGTCAGGCAGTTCACGTTATGCACCAAGCCAAGACTCTCCAGATATGCTTCATGCGGCGTGACGAGGGCCGTCCCCGTCGCCAGAATCTCGAAGCAGCGCATGTTGGCGCTGTCGTAGGCGTCCGGCCTGCCGTAGCCTGTCGGCACATTCAGCCCGACCTTGCTTTGCCAGTAGACTGATACCGCGCTGTCGCCAAAGACGCCCTGCGCGATGTTCAGCTTGTAGTGCCGGGCGACGTGGGCCAGCACCTGCATCCGCTCGGTATCCCGCACATACCCCACAAAGCCCACATCGTAGAGCTTGCTGACCGGCTGCTCTGGCTGGCGATAGCCGGGCGTTACTGCCAGTGGCAGCCAGTGACCGCCGACCCGATCTGCATCAGGCTTCTGGGCATGGCAGACCAGCGCGCCCGATTCCAGCAGGCGTTTGGCTGCCGGGTCTTCCCGTTCGGCTTCGTGAGGATGGCGGTTGTCGATCAGCCAGGCCATCGGCTTGCCGTTCACGATCAGCCCGTAACAACCCTCCGTGCGCGCGTCGCGGTTGTTGTATTCCGCCGTCGCGCCTAGTGCGTGCATCGCCGCTTGCAGAAAAAAGATCGGGTGATGGTTGTCAGGATAGTACGTCATGGACGCCAGTCCTTTCGCCGCAACTCAACGTGGGTGATATTCCCCTCGACGCGCACCGGCATATACCCCGCCGCCATGTCGATGTGCATGGTTATCTGGTTGTCGGTGTAGAGCGAGCCGTAGATGCGTTCGAGCTTCAGGACATCCAGCCCGTAATCGCGCACCAGCGCTGCAATGCGCCGGGCCAGCCCTTTGCCGCGCACACAGTCTTCGCCGATCATCAGCCGTGACCATTCGCCTTCCCGTTTGTCGAGATCGACGTGCGTCAGTGCGCCTGTCCCAACCGGCTGCCCACAGTAGTGCGCAACCCACATCAAATCGCTGGGATCTGGCAGGTAGCGCATATAAAACCACCGCTGCTGCTCATAGGCGGACAGGACATCGCTGGTAAAGAACCAGCGCCGAATATCGTCACGGTTGCGCCAGCGGCGTACATGCTCCAGATGTTCCTGGGCCAGTGGGATCAGCGTAAGCTCGCTGCTGTCGGACAGGCAGGGCAGCGGCTTAATAGGCGGGTAGGGCAGCGTTTCGACGATCTGGAACGCCCCGGTATCCGGCTGTGCGCATAGGCCATCGGACGGCAGCCAGCGCAGCGCCCAGTCGCCCAGGCGAGATGCAATCATGTCCCATGAATACAGGCCCATGCTGTGCCGGATGATGCTGCCGCCCCAACTGGTATACATCCCGGTATAGCCCGCGGGGTCCGTCACCTGGCAGATTGCCACCAGCGGATCGGCAGTGTTGCCTGCCTGATCCTGATAGGTCGTCCACTGCCGCACGAAGTTACCGATTTCGTAGGTGTCCATCAGACTGCTACTCCTCGAAAGGCCGGACGGTGCGTTGGGTAGGGGTCGTCGCGCTCGAAGAAGCCAATCCGCAGGCCGCAGGCCGGGTCGTTAAACGGCGTCGCATACCGCTCCTGTTTCTGGTCGCCGCCCCACTTGTCCAGGTAATACGCCAGGGTGTTGTTGAACGCGCCGGTCAGCCAGTCCGATTCCCCGGCAACATCGGTCAGCGTTTTGCTGCCTGCGTGAATGACATCGGGCATATCCTTGACAACTGACCCGTGACCGAGCAGCAGGGCGCGCCGTTTCCAGTCGGCATCCATGAAATAGAACGGGTGGAAGTTCTCGTCGAAGTAGCCGACCCGCTCAAATATCGACATGGGCCAAGCGCAGCACGAGAAGCCGAGCGGCTCATGCCGACCAATACGCAGCGTGTAGCCATGCGCCTCAACATAGGCGCAGCCCGTGTGATCAAGGGCGGACTGGGCCAACTGCTGGACGCGCGCCGCCGGGCAAAGCACATCATCGTTGATCGACGCCAGCACATCCGCCCGTTCGGCTTGGGCGTACTGAATGGCCTCGTTGATCGAGCGGGACATGCCGCGATTCTCGCCGTAGGGGAAATAGACGACGTTGGGATAGCTGGCGAGCTGTTCGCAGGCCTGCACCACATCAGGCCGCCGTGAATGCAGAAACAGCAGCCAGGTCATCTCTGCCTGATTGGACTCGGCGTAACACCGCAGCAGGTCGTCTGCCAGGGCGTAAGCGGTCAGGAATGCGTAAATCTTCATGCTGCACCCCTGATCACACCGGCGACGATCTGGGCCATCGCCTCCCAGCGGTACTGTTGAGCGTGCTTAACGCCCGCCATCATGTGCTGCATCCGGGGAACGGGCATCAGTAGTTCGTTCAGCGCTGCCGCGATCTGGCGGGGCCGGGTGACATCGCAGTAAATGGCAGCATCCCCGGCGACTTCCTGCATGGCCCGATCACAGATAATGGGGCAACCGCAGGCCATCGCCTCGACGAGCGGCAGGCCGAAGCCTTCCATCAGGGAGGGATAAACCAGCGCCGTCGCGCCCGCATAGGCGAACTGGAGATCGTGATCATCCAGCACCATGCGCTGCCAGGTGTCCGAGTAGCGTCCGGCAAAGGCGGCATCCTGGGGCAGGTTGTCTTCGCCGCCGACGCACAGCAGCTTGTAATCGGCGTGAGCGCCCCACAACGCCCACGCCTGGTAGAGGGCCTGCACGTTCTTATACAGACCTCGCCTGCCAACCACGATCAGATAGGGCTTGCCGATATATGCCTGGAAGCGTTCGACATCGGACGGCTGCACCTTGCCGAATGACGCATCGACGCCGGGATAAGCAACGGCGGCAGGCCTGCCGCAGAAGCGCTGCGTGTCGTCGGCGGTCTGCTGGGAAATCGCCACCAGCGCCGTCGCTTCGGCAATCGCCCGCCGCTTGTCCACTGCGTCTGGATGATGCGCGCCGATCAGCGGATAACGCTCCTGGATGAAATCCATGACCAGCACCAGCGATTTGACGCCGAGCGGAGCAGGCTTGTAATAGGTGCTGATAAACCAGTCAGGCGGCTGCTGGGCCGTCCAGGTGGCCTCCGGCAGGGCATTGCGCAGCGCTGGCAAAAGCGAGCGCCACAGCCGCGAGATACCACCCTGCGATTGCAGTTGGAAGATGGCCGAGTCAACGAGGATGTTCATAGCCGTTTCTCGACCTCCGCCCAGACCGTGCTGCAAAACCGATCCCAGGTGAAGTGATCGATCACCTGTCGCCGGATCGCCGCTGCCCGTTCGCGCAGCGCATATTCCGGCATGTGCTGTAAGTCGTCGATCATGCCCAGATTGAAGTCGGTATCCTCCTGGCGCAGTTCAATGAAGGGTGCATCCGGATAGTAGCCGCTCTCCTTGTTGCACAGCGGCAGCAGCCCCCAGCACGCCGTTTCGAGCAGGCTGGTCGGGTTGGCGTCGCCGCGTGCCAGCGAAATGAACCCGTCATATTCGCGGGTGATCGCGGCCTGTACTGCCGGGATGAAATCGCAGCCGCCGTAGTGCATGATCTGTGGCACATAGGCGAAGCGGGACGGCTGCGCGTCGCCGAAGTAACCGAGGTGGAAGCCGCCCATCCGGGCCAGATCGGCCACCAGGTCAATCCCCTTGTACCAGGCGTCGCGCCCCATGCTCAGGAAGCGGCGTTTGCCCGGCGGGTTCCAGCGTGTCTTGCTGTGCGGGTGTCTGGCCGGGTTGATCGCCATATCGACGCGCGTGGCCTTGTGCTTCCAGTCCGCGAACGCTGTCGCGTGCATGGTCTCCCACCAGTACGGCCCGGTGATCAGCAGCAGATGATCGGCTTTGGCGAATACGCTCTTGATCCAGCCGACTGCCTCCTCCCCGACCATAAAGTGCTGGTATGGTTGCAGGATGAACTTGCCACGCGCCGGGCAGTCCAGCGCCCGGTTCATCCAGCCGTCGGGGTGCATTGTGTGTCCGATCAGGATGTCATCAGAATTAACGGTAGCGGGCGTGAGATCGTCCAGGTTGCGATAGGCAAACTCGTACCCAAGCGCCCGCGCTTGTTCACGCAGGAAACGCCCCAGATGCCATGTGATCGTGTAGGGGCTGTTCGGCGGTTCTGGCGCGTCGATGCCGTGCAGTGTGCTGTAGACAAAGTAGAGGGTTGGCTTCATCGCGCACCGTCCAGAACCATGCTATACTGGGCAGTGGTAGGGTAGGCTCCGTAGGCAGACCCGTCGCGCCTCCGATAGGCTAAAGTTGAAGACCGATGCAAACGAACCCCGTATGACGGTGAAAGGGGTGCAAGGCATAACTCCGGGAGTTGAGACCCGGTCGGGATGACGGAGAAGGCCCTACCTTTTGCGATTACCACCTGGCCCCCCTTGCTGCGTCGGCCAGCGCCGCCTCATACTGATCAAGCTGCCGTTCCATGTTGCACAGCGATTCAGCGAATACCCGGCAGTTGTCGCGCCGGATATACCAGGCGCGTTCGATGGCGTCACACACGTTCTGCACCTTGTCCTTGCCTGCCAGAATCACATGCACGCCGTTGATGCCGTAGCGCACCAGATCAAGCGTGCCACCGGCAGGCCAGCCGACAACCGGCGTACCGTACAGGCCAGCCTCCAGCGTCGTCAGGCCGAACGATTCGCCGATCCCCAGTTGCAGGAAGACCCGCGCATGGCGGAAAAGATCAGCCTTGTATGCCCCGCTTACCATGCCGACATACTCAACGCTGCTGCTCTCAGTAACCGGCAGCTTGCCGGTGAGCGGCTGGCCCGCCATGACCAGCTTCAGGCCCATGCGGGCGCAGGCTTCAATGGCAAGCATCGGCTGCTTGATGTCACTCAGTGCGCCCATAAACAGCGCGTAATCCGGAGCGCTGTATTCCAGAAACGGCTCATATTCCGCCGGGTTGAGGCTGTTTGCGATGATCCGCGCCGTGTCGAAGGTTGGCGGCATCAGCGCTTGCTGGCCCGCCGACAGCAGAATTGGGCAGCGGGCATGGGGCTGGTAATTGTCATGATAGACGTTAATCACCGGCAGATCGGGCAGCATCCGCGACAGATAATGCAGGTGGCCCATGTCGCAAAACACATCAAACGACCATTCGCGGTGCAGCTTGAGCGCCTCACGGGCCAGCGCCCGCTCGCCGTCGTAGTGATTGGCGTCATTGGGCATAACCAGCGCGCCGCTGAAGGTGCTGCCGACTTTGGCGAACAGCACAACATCATGACCGCGGGCCAGCAGCCCCTCGGCGACAATCGACGCGACACGCCCCAGGCCGTGCGAGACGGGCGTGGGTGTGGGCATGGTGGCGTCCGATAGGAGGGCTACTCTCATGCCGCCACCTGCTGTGCTAGGATCGTCTGCTCCGCGATCTGCGTGAGGACGGGCGCGCCGTATTTCTGGACGACGTAATCAATCTCAAACTCGCGCGCAAACTCCGCCGCCTGGACGCGCCGCGCCATGTTGCCGCGTTCGGCAAAGGACTCTTCCAGTCGTTCTGCAATCGCGGCAATACCAGGCCGCGCCACCGTCGCGTTCTGCCACGACCACTCAATCTCGTAATCAATGAGCCATCCACTGGCGCAGAGTTCCGCGCCTGCCGCAAAGTCCGTTGTAATCGCCGGACAGCCCGCGTGCTGGAATTCAATAAGCGGGATCCCAAAGCCCTCCCCCCGACTCGGCAGGATAAATACATCGCTGGCCTGCGCCCAGGTTGCCAGTTCCGTTGCCGGGATGCCCGTGCGCAGCCGGTATTCATCCGGCAGAATCACCGTCTTCGGATCGACGGCGAACGTCTTCATGATCACATCGATGTCCACGCCGTTCTTCTGCCCGGCAATCGGGATGTTGCCCTGCGGCGTGGTATGCAGGTACAGCAGACTGTTCGGATGCTGGCGCGTAAACATCGACCAGGCGGCCAGCAATTCCGGGATGCCCTTGCGGGATGGGTTGCTGTCATTCACCCCGACAAACGACACCACGAAATAGTCGCGCGGAATGTTCCAGCGCCGCCGGGCAGCCTGCATGGCGTCAGGGGTCAGGGCTGGCGTCCAGACTGCCGGTTCAAGCCCGTGTGGCATATACAGCGCCTCGACGCCGACCTTGCGCAGCTCGGCCTGGCCGAAGCGCGACAGGGCAATCACGCCTCGTGCGGCCCGCAGGCTGTTGACCACGCTGGGCGGGACAGGGGTATGATCAATCGGCGTAATGGGCCACCAGTTGACCAGCTTCATCTTTTCGGGGTTAAAGCCCCAGGCATCACACAGGCTGATCACGGCGTCGGCCTGGGAACGCTGGGCATGCGTCGGCAGGATGTCGTTGCCAATTGGATCAAGCACCGTTGGCAGAACGGTCACACTGCCGATCTGCGCGGTGGATGACCCGCCGGAACGGATGTCCATCACCACCAGTTCATGCCCCAGCGCCGGGATGCGCGCGGCCAACAGCCGCGCCTGGAAGGCATAGCCCGATTGCACGGTGAAGTTCGACGCCAGCAGAATCTTCATTAGCCCTTCACCACGAATGTGAACGTTGGCGCGCTCGCCTGGGCTACCGAGGCCAGCAACCGCACAAAGCGGTACGGGGCCAGGATGCGCATGTCGCTTTCCTTGAATGCGCTGCTCCCGGCAGGCAGCGTGTAAGCCACCGCCGCACCTGTTGTGTCGCGCAGCAGGCGATAGGTGTTGTTGAGCGTGCCGTTGATGTTGATCGGCTGGGACGCCACCAGAAAGTTCAGCGTGCCGTTGCTGGCGTTGTCCGACAGCAGCCCGATCTGTGTGTACATGCCGAGGTCGAACTCTTCGGACAGCGTGCCATTCGTGCCGATAGTGCCGACCACCAGACTGGGATTTGAGCCGATAATGGCGACGTTGTTTGACATTCGACCTCCACTGAGGGCGGGCCTTACGCCCGCCCCTACGGTTAGTAGTTGTACTGATCCAGCAAAACCCACAGCAGCGCCACCGCATCGCGGGTGGTCGGCGCTACCGTACCAGTCTTGCCGAACATGAGACCAACGGTGTCCCCGGCGTTGAAGGAGAAGCCGCCCTGCTGGGCAATCACTGTCTCGTGATTACCCAATGTGCCAATGTTAATTGTCCCGTTCGTAAACGAGTTGGACATGACCGCCCCGTTTTTCGTCGGCTGGAAGGTCAGCGTGCCGGTGGTCAGCGTACCATTCAGATTGACTGAGTAGCCGATGACAGACCCGCTGACGGGCATCCGGTATTCCTGGAGGCTGCTGACAATCGTGTTCAGTGTGCCAGGCGCGTTGCCGATGGCGAGTGTCCCGAAGTGCAGGGCATTCGGGACTTTTGTGCTGCCGATAGCGGTTTGAGAAGCCACTGTAATGTCTCCTACTGATCTGATCGGCTGCGTTTAGTTGACGTTGATGTTGTAGCCAACACCCGCCGCAACCGTGTCCTTCTTGCCGATGGCAAGACGGGCGGTCATGGTCAGGATGTAGCTGTCGTTCCACGGGACGTAGCTCACGTCCGTCATCACCTGGCGGACATACCCGACCTTCCAGGCGTTCTTCGCGGCGACGACGATGTTGCCCAGCGTGCCGGTCAGGTCATACGGCACGTAGCCGGTGTTGTCGGTCAGCGCCAGTTCCGCCGACGGGAAGATGGGCGAGCCGTCGAGCTGCCGCACCATGCCGGTGTTGACCGTCGCATCGCGCCCGTTGTTCATGTACACGTTGATCTCGTCGATGGACAGCAGCTTCCCGTAGGTGTACGGGTCGCAGATGTACATGATCTCTGCCGGGTCGATGCCGTAAGCGTTGGTCGCGCTGATCAGCGAGAAGCGCAGCGCACGCAAGGCCAGCAGCGTCGGCGCGCCGCCCGCGAAGTTTTTCAGGACACCCGTATTGGCAATCAGGGCGTTGTAGCGCATCCCGTTGCCGCCGCCGAACAGGAACTTGGCTGTCGGGGCCGCGCTGGTGTTCGCGTTCTTGTAGTTGATGTTGCCGGTCCCGGTGGTGCTGTCGCTGTTCAGGATCACGTTGTCAATCGCGTTGGCGAATGCACGGGTGGTCTGGGCGCGCAGTTGCGGGATGAACGGGATGATCGAGTCTTCTTCGATCTCGGTGCTGAAGCCGACCTGGAGGCCCAGCTTCTTGGCCGAGAATTGCAGCTTGCTGACCGTCAGCTTGGAGCGCGTGAAGACGTTGGTCGCCAGCGTCTGTTCGGCATCCGTGTCCGACTCGCCCGCGGCGTACACCGTCGGGTCGGTGGATTCAATCGGGTACTCGAACGTCGGCGAGGGCATCTGGAAGACTTCGATGTTCTTGGCAACGTTGTTGTCGATACGAACGCGCTGCCACAGGATGCTTGACCACAGGTCAGGAACCCAGTTCTGGCCTTCGCCAGCGACCAGCGTGTTGTTGAAATCAGCCTTCAGCGCGACCTTGCGGGCCACGTCAGGGGTCATGTTCAGATCGCCCTTGTGGTACGCCTTCATGGCCTTATCGGCCATTTCGCGCTGGAACTCGACGGGCATGATCCGGGCGTGCTTGCCCTGGGCGCGCAGTTGGAAGATGAACGCCATATCGGGCGCGCTCAGATCGTGATACGCCGTCTTCACGCCGGTAACCTTGGCGGGCTGACGGGCCGGGTTGTCACCCTGGAAGCCAGCAGCCTTCGTCTGACCGGGCGCGGTCTTCATGGTGGCCAGCACCATCTGGAGCAGGGCTGCCGTCGTCTTGGCGTCGTTGCCAGCGGACTTGGCGACGGCTTCGGCAACCTTCGCGGGCGCAGGCGCGGACTTGTCTTCAATCGTGGCGGCGTCACCGGTCTCGGTGAAATTCGCGCCCTTTTCCGGTTCGGCGGGCATGTCGCCACCATCCGGCGCTGCGGCTGCGTCCGCCATTGTGGCGGTCTCCGTCATTTCTTCGTTGCCATCGCCCAATTCCTTGAGCGCCTCGATAATCTGATCCGGGCTTACGCCCGCTTTTTCCAGCGCTGCGATCAGGCTGGTGTCGATTTTGAGCATCATCGGTTGTTTCCTCTTACGGTTAAGTGTCGTGGTATCCCTTTCGCCCTTTGCGGCTGCACCCACGCGCGTCTCTTCAGCCGGTTCCGGCTCTCTAGACAGCTGCGGATCGCCATCCGGCGTAAAAGTGCTGGTATCAAATTTAAGTGCCTGCACGGTTGTCCGTTTGCCTGCGCTCGGCGTCGGCGTGAGACTGGCCTCCACAATGGCCCATTCCCAGATTCGCCCGTCCTCATCGACCTTCGCCAGGTGCGGCGCGCTGCCGCTCGACCAGCCGATCTTGCCCTTGCGCACGTCGCTGTAGACCTGCTGTGCGCGCGGGTTGGTCATGTCAAGCTGGCCCTCGGCCCAGATGCCATGATCGTCCCGAATAAGTTTGTAAAGTGTCCCAATCTCTTCAACGCGGTCATCGTCCTTCAGCCCGTGATGGTAGAGGATCGGACGATTCGATCCGCCAAACCAGTCCAGGTGAAAGTCGCAGTCTGGCGCGAAATATTCGCCATCAGCATCACGCGGGCCACCGAACACCACCAGGTAGCCGCCGACCTTGCCATCGCCCAGGGCTTTGAGCATGTCGCCGCCGAAGTAGTCTGTTGCTTTGGTTGCGCGCGTTTCGTCTGTCATCATCGCCTACCGCATCTTGTGCCGAATCGCCGTCTGATCGACGCCGGACAGAACTGCATTCCCGATTGGCGTCGGCAGCATGGCCACAATATCTATCAGTCCATACCACACAGCAGCGGCCAGATCGGCCTTCGGATGCAATGGCTCGATCAGGGCGATTAGCACCGGCAGCGGCAGCTCAAATCGCACTGACAGCATGGTTTCCCAGGCAGTGGGGATCGGTATGATGGACTGCACGACGCTGACCGTTTCTTCCGCAGGAACTTGTTCAGCGCTGCCTGCCGGTTCTGTCACTGATTCCAAGTTCAATGGTTTGGCTTGCTTCTTAGCCATGAATCCGCCTTTCAACTTCCGTGATCACTGCGTTCACTGCCACCGCCGAAAGCTCCGGCAGGCCGCGCTGGATGTCATCCTGAATGGGCGTCCACGTCCCCATGTGGTAGTGACTCTGCAAAATCTTGTCGATCACATACGGCGCGTAGTCCAGGTTGGAGCCGAGCCGCACAATCACCAGGCCTGCCCCGGCGATCTGCGGATCGCTGGTAATGGACTGCCCCAGCTTGCCCGTGCGCACACGCGGGATCTTGCCCTCTTTGAGCAGGGCGAAGACCTTGCGCTGCTGCCGCAGATTCTTGAACTTGCTCTGGTACGCCTTGCCGTCCTTCGCCCGGTAGCGCGTGTAATACAGCGGCAGGGCATTGCCCGACGGCTGCGGGTAGGGACTGACCAGCGCCTCGGCGCGGACGCCAACCTTCCGCCCGGCGACGAGCAGAATGTCGGTAGCCACAGCAGGCGTGAAGACTTGCTTAACTTTCTTCAGCAGCGGTTCAGCGGGCGACAGGTCAAGATCGAAGGGCATCAGCTTGCCTCCGTTGGACGCAGCCAGCACCGGCAGCCCGGATGGGCGGGCGGCGTGACCTGTGCGCCTTTGCTGGTCTTGAAGCCCTCACCAATCGGCGCGGTTGTACCGATCAGATCTTTGCAGATCGGGCAAACGTGGCTGTCGTTGGCGGCCATCCACTTCACGTGCTGCACCTCGGCCCGGCGGTAACGTTCCAGGCTGCCCTCGGCATATGCCCTGGTCGTCTCAGTCTGGGCAATCAGCCGGGCGCGGGCCGGGTCGTTGAATATCTGCTGGAGCGTCTTCTGCAATTCATCGAGCGGCGCGCCGGACTCCAGCCATTTGGCAATGGCATCCTGCACCTGCTGGCGGGTCGTGTCGTCGATGTTGCGGATCAGGTTGTAGAGATACTGCCGGGCGAAGCTGCGGGCTTCATGCGCCAGCAAATCCCAGTCGATCTGCAACTGGCCTGCTTTGGCCTGCACCGGGCGCTGCGGATTGGCGGCGCTGCCGCGCGTAATGGCTTCCTGGGCTGCGCCCATACCCGCCAGTATCAGCCGGGTCAGTGGGCCTGGGGTATCGTCTGCACCGAGCCACGCCGCCGTGAATTCATCGTGGAAGCTGTTGAGTGCTTCCTGGACATCCAGCGGTGTCAGACCCGGCCCGATGCGCGGCTGCAATGCAGCGAAGGCCTGCGCCATATAATCGGTCAGCCAGCCATGCCCCAGCTCTGCCATCAGGTCATCATAGTCCTTCCAGTAGTCCAGCACGTCGGCAGGCGGCTGCTGAATAGCCTTGCGGGCCACCGCGAAGATCGTCCGAATAGCGGCACGATTGGCATCCCGTCCAGCAGCCTTGAGCGCGTCGCGGACAAGGGTCTGTACGTCTGCCGGTAGGACATAGCAGACAAAGCTGGTGGCCTTGATCGCGTTGCTGTTGATCGCCTTCTTTTCCCAGGCCGCCAGCTCGTCCAGTGGGTCGACCTGCGGCGCAGGGACGGACTTTGTCGAGGCGATATAAACGTTCTGGAAACTGTCTCCGTTGCCAACAGAACAGATCAGTGCGTCCACGCGCACCTTAATCGACCCGTCAAAAGCAGGGATCGGCTTACCCGGTTCGACATAGCCGAGCGTAACGTGCGGATGCCACGCCTGCGGCGCGCTGTAATCGGACAATTCCAGATCTAGCGATTGGAATGCCCCATATAAACCGCTCTGTACGGCGCGTAAGGCATCGGTCGGCTTCACCCATAGAAACAACGGGATGCCGTTATCTTTAGCCTCAAAAGTCGCCAGCGGACCTATTTCAAATTCCAGGCTGTTGATGCTCTTGGGCAAGACCTTTTTGATCTCAGCCAGCTTGGGTTCTGACGCCGACAGGGCATAAATCATCGTGACGTGGAAACTGTCGGGGGCTGCCCATTGCACGTCAGGATAGGCCAGCTTGAGCTTATTCTGGACGCTGGTGATCGCCGGATTATCGGCCAGCGACATGATCACATAACATGGGACAGCGGCCTTCTGCGTTTGGGCTGTGATCTGCTTGGGCTTATCCGGCTGCGGCAGTTGCTTGGGCGCTTGTGGTGCAGCCGCAGCCTGCGAGAGTTGCTGCTGGTCATCCGGCGTATCTTCGACGACATTGGCGGATGGGGTGACGAGCGCCTGCTCGTTGGCCGGGACCACCGTCGATCCCGCCGGGATGTAATACTCATCGTCCACGTCGCGCACGGGATGACCAAGCGCGGCGCGCGCCTCAGCACGGGTGATCACGCCCGATACCAGCCGGTTGCTGTAAATGTCGTTCTTGCGCTGCGCATCTTCGGTCAGCGCCAGGACGGTCATGTAGTCGTACTGGAACTCTGCTTCGCCAGAGTCATCGAAATGCGGCATGACGTCCGCATTGATAAACTCTTCGATGTTGTCGCATTCGGGAATGATCGTCTCTTCGTAGAAGCTCTTGCGCTGTTCAGGCAATGACTGGTAGTTGGCGTCGTCCCAGGCCCCGGCCAGCGACAGCGGCACACCATACGCGGCGGCGATCTCCCGGCGGGTGCTTTCCCTCAGATCGATATCGTCGAGGGAGGCGGGTTCCTGCACCCGTTCCGCCGTCATGTCGAACGGCATTAGAACCGGCTTGCCAGCCTTGTTGACTCCCTGATTCTGTTTCTTCCATTCATCCATGAAGCGCTGGCTGTCAGCCGGCTGAAGGTTGGTCTTGGGGATCAGCAGCAGGCCCACGCGGGTGTCATTGGCGTAGTAGGCGCGGACAACGCGCGCCACATCCTTGTCGATCCCGACCTCGTCCATGACGACTTCCGTCGGCGACATGCCGCGCAGATCGTTGAACGGGTTGTCGGTCTTCATAAACGCAACCTGATCAGGCTCAAAGTTCTGCCCATGACCGCCCTGCATCGCCGTGTAGGAATAGCCGGTGATGCGGCCTACGCCGACCAGCACCGCCATACCCAGGTTATTCAGCCAGAACAGATCGGACACGTAGCCATAATCGTTGCGTACCAGCTCGATAAAGGACTCGCCGTACAGAAGCTGCGACTGCTCGATCTTCTTAAAGAGCTTCTGCCGGTTGCGCTTGAGGGCAATCCCCAGCGGGTGATCCGGCAGCTTTTGCCTGGTGCGCGTGTTGATGATCGACCAGGGCATCCGGTGGATCGCCGACTTGCGGATCTCGATGCAGCGGTAGACCCATGTCGAAACGCTGTAGGCGGCTGCCCAGCCGAAGGTTGACTGCGTCAGCGCCACATTGGCCCCGAATGCCGTCTCGGTGAACGCGCCCTCGCCGAAGCCTGAGCCGTACATGCCGCTGCCCTGCTTGATCGCATCTACCCGCCCGTTGGCGTGCAGCGCCCAGCCGATAATCGCGTCGTCTTCACGGGCGCGCATCGGGGAGGGCTTGCGGAAGTTGCGGAAGATATTCATGATTACCAGTCCAGTGCAATCGGCACGCCGAGCGCCTGAGCCGCCCGCCACGCCAGAACAACCGTGTCCCCTTCGTCGGGCGAACGGTTGAGACGCTTCTTGATGTCTTCCTTTGGTTCCAGTTGAATCTTGCCGCGCACGATCTTGTAGCGCGGGGCGCACAGATCCGCGCGCAAGGTGCGGCTGGGCGGCAGGCAGATAGCCTCACCGCTGGCCGGGTCGAGCGCATCCCGCAGCGCCCAGTAACATTCGGCGCGCTGATTGAAGAACTGGAACCGCCGCGATCTGTCCATGCGGTCACTGTTCGCGCCAAAGTTGATTGCCATTGGAGCCATGCCCCAGTTGATCATCGTGTCGGCTGCCGATGCCCCGTACCCGACCGCATCAACGGCGATGGGTGCAGCCCTGTCCCAGGCCGCTTCGACCCGGCGGGCGACTTCCTCGCCGTTCGGCGTCGCGCCGCCCGGATAGATCATCAGCTCGTCGAACCATGTGCCGTACAGCCGGGCGATGACCGTGTTGTCGGCCCCGCCGTGTGCTACGTCCACGCCAATGCTGCGCAGCGCCATATCGGGCCGCGGCGTGGTCTGCCAGCGGTTCTGCGCTTCCAGCACCCAGTTGGTCGGAATAACCTGCCAGGGATCGTCCTGGACGCCAACCGTAAAATCGCCTTCCTTGACGATGGTGCGCAGCGGTTCCGGCAAGGCCTGCAAGCGGCGTTCGTAATCTTCGCCGAGGTAGGGGTTGTCGCGGCGGGTGGCCTTAATGAAGGTGCGGCTGATGGGATAGACCCGTTCGCCGTTGTGATCGAACGGTTCGCCGTTCGGCACTTCAATCACCTTCTCATGGTTATCTTCGGCAGGCAGGTGGGCCATCCAGCGGATCTCGCCGGACTGGGCCGGGTGCGGGTGCTGGGGATCGAGCCAGGGGGCGAAGTAGCGGATAATCCACTCGCCTTCGGGCGTGGTCGGCGGGTTAAAGGCGTAGACCACCAGCGTGCGCTGATTCTGCGCACTGCGCAGCCAGCCGGTCAGGGACCGGACGCCCTTCTCACTGAATTCTGCCGCCTCGTCGATGCCCAGAAAGTCGAGCGCCTGCCCCTGGTATTTCTTCCAGTCCTTGTCATACTGCATCGAGCGCAGGGAGATCACCCGGTCATTGAAGCGCCACTGCTTCTTAATACCGCCAATGAAGGGCGTGGGGAACAGCTCGTCGCCGCGATCAATAATGCCGTCAAGCTGCGGGAATTCGCGGCGCATAATACGTGAGCGCTTGAAAGCCGTAGCTGCAAGCCCCAGCAAAATCTCCGTCTTGCCGCCGCCCGCCTGGCCGCCGTACCCGATCTCCATCACCTGCCCCGATTTCGCCAGCTCATACGCCAGGCACTGGGGCTTGTTGTTGGGATTCGGCTGCCACACCGGCGCGGCGTTACTCGGTTCCTGATTCAACCCGTCGGCTACCATCCTGATTAACGAGCCGTATAAATTCGGCCTGGATGGCAGTGAGGGTGTCTCGGTCTGATACATGCTGTTTAACCGCCGTCAGCAGCCCGGCGACGAGCGACATCGCCTGTTCTGCTGTAACCATTTGCTGCATCGCTACCAACCGCTTCTGTTCAGCCTCAACCACCTTGCGGCGCTGTTCGATGAGCGTTTGGATCTCATACCAGATTTCATGGTCGGCGAGGCCGCTGCCGGCCAGCCGATCCAGTTCCAGGATGCCGATGTGCATGCTGCCCAGATCATTGTTCTCAAAGGCGCGCAGCAGCTTATCGGCGACCTTGCGGGTCTTGTCCCAGAGCGTCCGCGATTCACCGGTGTCGGCCCGCGAGAGCAAGTCCGCCAGGCGGCTGTCCACCAGGGCGATCTCGGCGCGCATGTTCAACAGTTCCGGATCGTCGAGCGACTGCTCGTAACGCTCCAGCATTCGGACGGGCATATGCTTGCTGTAGCGGCCCGTCTTGAACGATGGCGCGGCCACCCCCACCGGCGTCTTACCACCGTGAAACCGGCAGACCGTGAAGCCGGGTTCGGCAGCGTTCTTGCAGCGCTTGCCGCTGGTCTTCGACTTCGCAGTACACTGCGGTTTCTTGAGGGTATTGGAACCCTCATGAGCCTGTGGCTTCATGGGGTTGCTTCGTCGTCGGGAGGGCATCGTTATTTACCCTCGATGGCGCAGATCGCCAGCAGGCCGAGCAGGATGCCGATCACGGCGAAGAACCCAAACGCGGGAAGCTGGGCCACCAGGTTCACCATCAGACGGCTGCCTTCCAGTGCCAGCCGTTGGCATGAACGATGCGGTGCATCTCTTCGAGCTGCCGGTTCAACTGGGCCACGCGCGACTCCAGCTTGTGCTTTTCCTGTCGCAGCGTCTCAATCCGCTCTTTGGCGGATTTCTGCATCTGCACCGGCTGCGGCTTGCGCTTGGTCGGCGTCGGGAATTTGGTCTGATAACGCTCGGCAGACTTCAGGGTCTTCTTGTACTCGCTGGCCGACGCACGTTTCATCTGTTTCTTGGTCTGCTTCCACTGCTCACGGGTGAGCTTGCGACCACCAAAGCCCCGGCCCTTGATTGGCTGCTTCTTAGGCATGCGCTGCTCCTCTGCGTTTGTTCGCCATTACCGCTGCCCTCCCTGAAAGCGCCGCGTCGCCTCCTTCAAGGCATAGTCCAGCGCCAGCGAGAAACTCGGATACACCACTCGATTAGCCAGATCGTGATTGAGCGATACGATCCATTCGCCCGTCACGGGCTGCTCGTATAAGCTCAAATCAACCCGCGCCAACCAGGCGTTGAGGATACGCAACCCGCTGTCGAAGCGCGTGCTTTTGGCGGCGATGCGCTCAATCGCAGTGGTCAACAGATGCTCATCAATCTGATCGTTCATGGGACACCTGCGGCGATGGACTGGCGGAACTCGCGTCGATGCTGTTACCGTTACTGAGTGACTTGAGGCGGGCGACTTCCTGCTCGAGCTCGGTAATGCGGTGTTGGTAACGCTCGGACTGAGCCAGAAGTTCGGTGAGGCGCTTGCGGTCACCGTCGGATTGTTCCTGGAGCGCCGCGAGATTCTGGACGAGAAGCTGCCGTTCACCCTCAATACCCCGCAGTCGATCAACCTCGCCCCGCAGATCGGCGACCTCCAGTGTCAAACGCTGCCGCTCGGCTTCACGCTCGTTGCGCATCACGTCCATGAGCTTGAGCTGTTCGGCGCGCTGTTCGCTGGCCTGGCGGCGTTCCTCATCCAGATGGTCTTGCAGTTCTTTGATCCGTTTGTCGCGGGCCTTGGATCCCTCGGTCTGCGCCTGCTGAATCTCTTCCATCTGGCGCTGTTTAAGTTCCAGGGCGCGCATCTTCTCGAAGTCAGCAGCGCGGGCCTTTTGCAACTCGTCGGCATAGAGCCGGTGATCAAAGAGCTGCTTTTCGATCTGCTTGTTCTGATCCAGCGCCCGGTTGAGCTGCGCCTCACTGAGCGCCAACTGTTCCTGGTAGCCGCGCACCAAGTCCTGATAGTTAGCCCCCTGATCGCGTAAACTCTGCGACATGACCGACCCTACCCCGGCCACGTCCGCCAGCGACTTGGCAATTTCGGCCTGAAATGCGGATAACGGGACTTGAATCTGTGATTGAACTTGCGCGGGAACTTCGTCCTTGACGGCGGTCACGGCTTGCTTGGTCTGGGCGATATCTTGCTGCGTGCGTTTTTGGACGCGGCCGGCCCGGATGGTCGTGATGATTGTCCAGACAAAATTGGCAAGGACAATCCCGATCATACCGAGTACCGCGTTGAGTGTTTCCTGACTAATCCCCAAGTACCTAATCCCCGTCGGTTAGACAAACCCTCGATTCGGCGTTTGCGCGAGATACCGGGCGAGCGGACTACCGCTCAGGTGTTCGGATTTGGCGCTGCGAGACAGCAGCGAGACATTTCATCCGATAAAGTCGTTTATCTCTAGTCAAACGCGAAACGCCGAAACTTAGGGTGCGTACTCGATCCAGTGCCAGGTTCCGACGCTCTTGTTTTCGTCGTAACAGATGCTGGTCTTCCAGGCTATGCCCGCCGCGTTTTCCTGGCCGTCATTCGTGCCATCGGTAAACACCTGCAAATTGACATACCCGTCGCAGACGCCGGTGACATGCCATACTCTGACGATAACGGCAGGCCGGTGTTCGCCGTTGGGCAACACAAAATGCACCATGCGTCCCTCGGTCAGTCCAGGAAGAGGATTGGCCTTCGCCGTTTCACCGACGCTGACGACCAGCGTCAACAGGTGTTTGAAGAACAAAACGACGACAACGAGCAAACTGACCAACCGGAACAACGTCGAGCGAAGCATAGGCATCTCCTGGAGCGCACTATCGGAATCAAAAAGCGGCGTCGTGCCGCCGATCCGTCGTGTGGCAGAATTTATATGGTTTCTTCCGACAGGTAAAAGCGGACGAATATCCGGCCAGGCGACGGATCGTCGCAGCCCTCAGAATAGATCATTCGTGACGGGGAATAAATCGGCAGTCCGACGACAAACGCGGGGAAAACTGAAACCTATGCAATTAACAACGGTTCAGGTGTCGGCGCTTGTCACTTAACCTAAAACATTGCCATTTGAAGTGCAGATCGCGGACTGGTGGTGCGCCGGGCCGGGCGGCGCGGCGGTTGGGGTGCGTAGCCGGGCAGCCAGTACAGGCCATCGTCGGGGATAATCTGCCCACTGGCGACCAGGCGATCCCAGTGGTATTGCAGCGTTGACCAGGCACAGCGATGGCCCTGCGCCCGCAGTTCCCGCCACATCCGGTAGCGGGTCGGCAGCCGTCCATTGTGATTCTGGGCGTGCTTCTCCGCTT